AAATAAGCGTCCACCAGTTCAATTTAACTCAGGTAATGAGTATGCAATCAACTTCGCTAAAGTGCTATTTAATTTAAAAGTAAAGAGGTGGTGGTTACCACTACTTCTTACTAACCCAGCACTTGATAATGTTGACCCATTCTCTCCTGATTTAACTCAAGAGCAAAAGGAAGCAATAATACAAGAGTCTACAACTAACCTTATTTATTACTGTCGTGAAGTAGTTCGTATACCAACACCAGCAGGTCCTACAAAGATGAAGTTCCATATTGGTTCTTTTACATCTATGTATTTAACTGCAAATGATATTACATATTATCTTGAACAACCCAGACAAACTTATAAGTCTGGTACAGATAACGCACTTGTTGGTTGGTGTTGGAACCTTGCTTGTCGTAATTCGCAAATGGCACTATTTGCCAATAACTTACCTAAAGCTAAAGACAACTTACAAGCAGTAATAGATATAGTTGAGCTTCTTCCATCTTTTATGCAACTCTTTAGATATAAAACTAAAGAAGACTCATCTGGTAATATACAGATAATGGATTGTGAAGATTACTCAAAAACTATGGAGATACATCATAAGCTTTGGAATAATAAGATATACGCTGGAACAACTGGTCAAACCAAAGAAGGAGCAATGAAAACTGGACGGGGAAAATCACTTGTTAAAATAGGATTTGACGAAATAGGTTGGTCTAAGTATAACTGGTTCGCATACGGGTCAGCTCAACCTGCTCACGAAGAAGCTGCAGCAAACGCTGATAAGGTTGGAGCACCTCATAATATTACTATGACATCTACTCCACCTGATGCTACAACTAAAGAGGGAGAATGGTTATATAAGCTTTTATTTGAAGATTGTGTTAAATTCAATCTTGTAATGTTTGACTTATCAAAAGAAGAGTTAAAAGAGTATATGAGAGCAAATGGAAATAAGGATATAGTCTTTTGCTCATTTGCTTATAATGAACTTGGATTTACTCAAGAATGGTTAGTAGAAAGACTTAGAAAGCTAGATAGAGAAGTATTCGATGTGGAAGTAATGCTTAAATGGAAAAGGGTTTTAAACCGTTCACCATTCTCAAGAAGAGCCTTAGAGCTTATTGAGATATACACAAAGAATACTATGAGGAAAGAGATAATACTAAATAATAGATTTGTATTTCAAACTTATCCGGGCTTTGAAGAAGCAAGACTTAAAAAGATTGTAATAGGAGTCGATATAGCAGGTGGGGGAGGAACTGATAGGTCTGACTATTCCACTATGGTTGGAGTAGACCCACACACTACTAAGGTATTATTTACATTCAGAAGTAATACTGAAGATACAGAAATCTTCTCAAAAATAATAATTGATTTCTATAGGCAGTACACTCCTAACGCAATAATAGTAGTCGAAAGAACGGGTATTGGAAAGGGTGTTGTTGACAAGTTAAAACACTGTCAAGATATAGTTGATAACCTATATTATGAGTCTACAGCGTCTAATGCTTCTTATTATATTAACTCAACTGATGGTAGAATAACTAAAGGTCAATATGGACTTAATAACGACCACAATGTTCGTGAAACTATGACTAAGGAAATTCTAAATACTAGAGTTAATAGATATAAGACATACTTTAATTCTCCTGATATTGCAAGAGAGCTTATGAATCTTACTGTAACTGGTTCAGGAAGAATAGACCACTTACCCGGATATCACGACGACGTTATAATGGCATATCTTATGGCTTTATATGTACTTTATAAAGATATGGATATGGATATTAAGTTTGGTATCATGCCACCGAATGTTCCAGACGATGATGCCTTATCTTATAATAAACTAGATGCCTTTGACATAAAGATAGACCCATTTGAGGGTCTTACAAAAGAAGAGGTTGATTTAGAATATAAAAAGATAGACGCATTAAATGAGGGAACTTTCAGTGGATTTAAAACCCTTGAGGGTGACACGTTTAAAAGAGCGACTGATAATTCGCACTTTGTTTCTATGGCTGAAGGTTTATATGATAATTCTACGCAAAATGGCGAAGACAAGGAGATTACGATGGGAGCACACGATTACTTTGGAAACGGTAAGAGAGTGAATCGGCTTAAAGCGAAATCTCGGAGTCCGTGGTAGAGAAAGGAGGACAAGATGTTATATCCTTTAAGATTGGTATTAAATTTACTAACATTTTTTACAGCGTCGTTTTTGCTATTCTACATTTATGTAAGAACATGGCAAGGACAGGCGTCTGTAATATTTAAAGTGTGTAGTGTATTCATTACAATAATGTACATCCTAAGTTTACATAGTATAATATTTACATTCGCATTAATAACAATTTTAAATATACTTACGACATATATATTCGTAACGTATAGTAGATTTTCAAAACTGTTTACCTTATCTCAACACGATGAAGACAACATCGCTAGAGTATTCTAAAGAAGCTTGATAAAGTTTAAGGTGTGGCATTACGCCA